TACCAACGTAGATAAAGTTATTCACAGCGAAATCAGTTGTGTATGTAGTGTTCGCATCAGGAACAGTGATTATGTTACAAGCTGAGGTTGTCGAAACATTACTATACACAACTGATGGAGCGCCATTAGATAACGTGTTAGATGTTGCACTTCTTAGTGTGTTTGCTGTATTAAAAACACCATAAGTGTTACTTAACAAAACTTTGGTAGTATTGGCAAAATAAACAGTGCCTTTACCTGTAGCCTGATCGATGTTAGCTGTTGATGTTCCTGCTGGCTGAAACAGCTGTTCACCCAATGTAAATGTATTATTTATTGTTAGTGAAGCGATATGCATATAGTTATTTGATACTACAAGCTTCTCTTGCTTCAGATAGTCACCGATCTTGTTTGTAACAACAAGATGATCGACATTATCATTTTTGAAAACAGCTGTTGCTGATGAAGATGTGAAGTTTGCAACATAGGCAACGTACTTCATGCTTTCGTTTTGAATTGGTGTAAAATTCAAATCGTTAGATGAAATAAACAATGATCCAAGTTGATTGTTAGTAAAAATTGGTGTATTCGTAGAAATGTCTGTTCCACCAAGCTCGCCGATCCAAACGTTGTAATCTGGGTTACCACCAACTGGAATGACAACGATTGCAAACTGTTCGTTTGATCTAAGAAGAACAGGCGTTTCGAATGTAAACGATGTAGCCAGAGAAGCATCTGAGCTTACATTAACCTGAGAAGAAAGTAATGTTTTAGTAGCGTATGGTAAAGATTTACGAGTAGGGAATCCATTGCTGGTTTCTCTTATCTGCACTTCCACACCATACGTGCTGGATTTTGACTGGAAGTAAAGATCAATCTTCGTTAAAAAAACTGCTTCAACACCAGTTTCAGGTTCATTAACTATAAACGTTTGCGCAATTGGTTTCATCTACTTCCTACTTCGTTATCTCTTAGGTGGTCCATAACCTTGACTGATCTGCGAAATGTTTCTTGGCGCATTTTCAGGTGGGCAATGTGGGTTACCAATATCTCTATCAAAATATTGCCAAGTATTAGTTTGAACATCTTGACGATACACAGTTCTGTTCTGTTTTTCTTCTTCTATATTTATTGTGCCGGATCTGATCTGAAGGTTAGACTTGCTTTTCTGAACAGACAAAGGAGAACAAAATAAAGTCTCAGAAGCCTGCGTTCCAACTGCGTCTTCACCAACAGTAAGATCAGGTATGTCTGTAATTCTAAACTCAAGTTCGCCTGTTTTAAAGGTGTTCGCAGGAATAGCTAGAATACCATAAGCATTACCAGAAGAATCACTAGTGATTGGGGTACCCCAATCTGCGATGGTAGCAAACTTAAAATTACCATCGTTTCTTGAGATGTAGACAAGTTTACCATCATCAGTGAAGTTATTACCACCTGATGGAAACAATGTTCCAGTATATTTTGTCAACGGAAGAACATCCTGATCCATCACAATACCGTCAAGATAAACATAAAGTCTTACATTTGGCTTCATACCACTTGCGAAGAAAAAGATCTGTCTTGCTGGGACGTACATTTGAACAGAAACATCTGCGACATAATTACCAAGCTCAACGTTAGTGTCAGAAGTTTTAGAAGAAAATGTTTTGTTAACTTGTTGTTGTTGCTGAGAAAGAGTTGTAGTAGTGTTGGTTTCCCAAGTTTGCAACTGCCCAGCAGCATAATTACCACCACTGTTCTGGATCATTCTATCACTAGACTGCTGACCAGTAATTTGTTCCGGTCCATAATTCGTCCAGCTTCCATATTTTGTGCCGAACATAGAGTTTAAACTGTTAGAAAGATTCATCCAATTGGATGAAAGATCAACACTGCTGTTGATGACAGGATTCTGAGTAATGTCAGAATCTAAAATACCAGGTGGATCAAGAACAACTTTACCACGATAATTGAAGATGTTACCTTCAATGCAGTTTCTATACTTAGAAGCATAAGGCTGCTGCTGGTTTACATTATTGGCGGTATGTGGCATCATAATCACATAACCCTTTTGAACTGCAGTGGAAGCTGCAGCATCAAAATTCATACCGATGGTTTGTTGACGGAAGTAAGGTCTTGCTTCTGTTTTGTTGGTGTCAATAGCAACCATATAAGCTGGATCTTGTGTGTTTCCAATCGAGTGGTTTTTAAACGGATCAACCAGAATACCATTTTTGAATCTGTTTTGACCTGTATCACCACTACGAACCAGAAGCGAAGAAGTTGCTTGCTCGAGTAAAGACAAAGAGGTGTAGTATTCAAGTCTGTCAATACGTGTATTCAGCTTGTTGATGTCAGCCATTGTATAACGTTTCGTTTGAAGAATGCTGGTCTGAACAGCATAATCGTAACGATTATATTCTTTGGCTTCAGTTGGAGTCAGTGATGGGTAAGGAGCTACCGTAGCAACACCAATACTCATTGTTCCTGGAACTTCTGGAGGTGGCGCTGGCGACAGCGAAGGTGTACCCTCAGTGACCAGGATCTCACCACCAGTTGTAAGAGAAATTCTGTCTTTTCTTGGGAGGTAGTATTGAATTGTTGATTGATAATTTGTTCCTGGTGATGGTAGGTATGCGCCATTGGAACCATACGAATAAAGAGTCAATGTACCAGAAGGATTTACAGTTGCCGATCCAACCGAAGAAGCATTAGCAACGGCTGTGTTTACAGCATATGGTCTGAAGTCAACACTATCTCTCAGGTCGAATACATTTCCAATACTGGTTGAGTATTTTGGAATTTGCCAGATTTGAATGGCGGATGTATTTGATGTGTTTGCATCGTCAATAGGATATGAATTAGCAGTAAAGAACCCAACACCCTGAGAAGTATCTGCTACGAAATTGTCAACTGAAATAAGCAACGTTGCATTTGGTGCAATCGGTGCAGTTGTAAGAACAGAAGCTAATCCGTAGTAGCCATCTCTCTGTCCATTATCGAGCCTAAAAGAATCTGTTCTGTTAGGATTTGATGTTGAATATGTATTTCCACCAGTAGAATCAACATAAACAGCATTCAGCTTTAGGACATCAGGAATACCAAGGCTCCAAGGACCAGTTGTTCCTCCAGCATTTGTATTGGCTTGAATTTTGATATATGTAGATTTCTTGATCGCTTTAGCAATAGGAATAGTGCTTGAGCGAAGAATATCGAAATACACTGATGCACTAAAGTTCGCGTTAGCAGTTTCGCCAAGAGCCACATTTGCTGTTGTTGATGACGTAATATTGATTGTTCTTGAAGAGTTTTGAAAATTGATTGGAACGCCAGCTGGCCAAGTCTTTTGATGCGCAAGATTAGAAGAAGTGAATGCATAAACAGAATCAACGACCATCAATGTATTGTTGGCAATAGATCTAATCAATTTTGTTGCTGTGTTACAGAAAAAATAATCACCAACAGCATATTCAGTTAAGAATATTGTTGATGAACCAACAACATTTGAAGAAGTTGTGTTGACTGAGACATTACCAGTTCTTGTGTTACTATAGCCTGTAGCTACTGGAATTACAATAAACGAATTCTCAGAAGTCGTGCTCAAAACTCCAGTACCATAATTGAAAGTTTCTGTTCCTGTTCCTGCAGCTGATGCAAGAGAAAGTGATAGTGAACCACTGGATGCTAGGAAACTAGCATTTGCTCTGTTTCTATAAGCAAATTGCCCTGTTGCTGAAAACCCATCTGGCTTGATAGCTTTTTGACCGAATGGGAAAATAGCAGTCTCACCAGCTGACTCTTGAATCTTAGCAGTATTCGCGCCACTGAAATCCTTTTCAAGAATAACATCAGCGACTGCCCTCAAACTACCACTATAATAAATCAAGCTTCTTACGTCTGCGATCTTTTGACCGGCAAGAAGTGATATATTAAAGATATAAATCGAGTACTTCGCATCAACACCAGGAGAACCTTCGTAGTACTCAACGCCACGAACAAAGGCAGTACCAATTTTTGTTGAAGAAGAGTACGATGTACTAAGGAATGTTTTGCTTGTTAGAGCAGTCTTAGCTAAATTATGAAGCTCTATCTCAGCAACCTGATCATTATTGAAGTCTCCAACCAATTCAGAAACATTGAAGTAGTAACCGAAATTGGCTGTTACCAACTGACTGTTTACAGTAACATAATCTGTAGCTTTACGTAGATCGGTTGTGTTGTTATTGATGAACTCGACACGATATCCCTTAACATAACCAATACCTGGTGATGATACAATATTAAGATAAGAAGTGTTTGCATTGTTTGATGTGTAGTTATATTTTTTGTCAGTGCTCAGTAGGAATGGGTTTACAATATAGTCACCATTAGTTTCAAATGTACGACGAGCTGTATCCTTAGCAAGAGCAGCATACTGTGGATCGTTTTTGATCGATACAGGCAATCCGTTCTTGAAGTCACAAAGAGAAAAGAATGTAGAAGTGTTTGAGATGGTAGATGTATCTCTTGTTACCAGTGTAGGAACAAGCTTTAAGCGATGTGCGCCAGGAGCATCGTTGTTTGGTGAACCAGCAGCGTTATCAAGAAGTGATGTATCGATTTCTGGTGTGATGATTTCTTCGTTAGCTTCAAAACCAACAGAAACGCTATCAGGTATATTGTTGTATCTTGTAACAACAAGAGTTTGAGGCTCAACGCGAATGAAGAAACCCTTCTTGAAGATCACACCTTCGGTTGTTGTGAAGGCATAACCCTTACCTGTTGAATTGGTAACAGTAGCAGTAACTACGTTACCGATATTCACAGCTGAATCGTTCTGAATTTGTATTACTTCAGCGTTAGAGAAAACATCCTGCTGAGAACCATTGGCAAATGTAGATGCATTTAGATACTTGATGTACAAAGTGTTCAGATTTGG